AAGAAGCTCATCGTTAGCATAGACGCCGAAACCGTCTTTGCGGAAGACGCTGAAGGCAACTTCCAAATCCAGACCGCGTTCTTCAATAAGACCTTCAGCTTTCAACTTACCGGCTGCGGATTTCTCGGCGGCCAGGCGGCGATCGCGAATCTTACGGAAAAGGTCTTCGTCTTGAAAGTCAAGCTTCTTCGCACAATCAAACCCGGTCTTGATATAGACCTTAGTAGGAATGTGATAGAAAATTGCGTAGTCTTTCATCCATGCGCCGCAGATGTGACAGCTACCGCCATGCTCATGCTTGCTGAACTCACCGCCAGTCATAGTCATATGACGTTCAAGCTCGGCTTTCTCAGCATCAAAAAGACCTGGGATGAAAGCGGCTTGGCTGTAAGTGAACGCACAAACGAATGCGTAGTCTTCAGGAATGATAACGGAAGGGCGGTGAATGTCGGTGCGGGCCATGATTTGTAACTCCATGATATAGGTTTGTCTCAACTGAAGCTAGTTTAAGGCATCAGTTGAGACAAGTAAAGCATTTTCTTACATCATCGGGATATAGATATTCTTTTCAAGAAGAAGAATGCTAAGCAGCTCTGCCTCGATCGCAGCGGCCAGGTAATCTTGAATCTGAACCATAGGCTCGCTATGGAGAAGCGAACCGTCAACGTGAGAATAAATCTCAAGCTTGACCTTGTCGATGTCCGCTACGGTAAAGTTCTTAGGTACGGAAAGACGCTTTCTGGAATAGACGTAATGATCCCCGAAGATTTTATGAACCGCGTTATGGACTTCCGAAGAGTACAAAACGTACAAATCCTCGGAACCTTCCGGAATTTGGAGTTCGTGACGACACGCCAAGCTTGTCCTTTGTTCCTCAAACTTACGCGTCCCTATTAGGGAATTGAGGATAACGAAAAGCTTCATAGGGAAAAGATGGTTAGCCATTTTTAATGCCCTCTTCAAGAATAGCCAAACGCTTGTAAGCACTTTCGAGGTGTTCGATCGCCTTCCAGATATCGTCTGGATTAATATTAGCTCCACTCTTAATAGGAACGAGCAATTCGTGCGCCCAGCTGATTTTCATCTTCGTGGCGGTAATATCAATCAATATGTTTTTCTTGTTCACGATTCAAAACTCCATGATATAGGTTTGTCTCAACTGAAGCTAGTTTAAGGCTACGGTTGCGATAAGTCAAACTCTTTATTCAATACCATTAAGTCTTTTTACGTCATCAAGAGCTTTGTTGTACTGTCTTACGCCCTCTTCGCTAGTCTCGTCACGGGAGCTAAAAACGTATTCCTTACGCTCTGGAAAAGCAATAGAGGAAGCCGGTTTATCTAGAAGTAAACGTAATTCACTAAGAGCTTCGCTGTTTACGATAGTCCCTTTACATTCAGTAGTTTTTAAACGGTAAACTAAATTCCTTACAGAATTTAATAATTGATCCTTATTCATAACGTTTCCCTTCGACGCAATCGCAGGTGACTGTTATGTCCGCGCCCCATGGCGTAAATCCGCCAGTATCCATTTCACCAGTACCGTTGCACTTTTTACAAACGGACTTATCAACAATCTCGCGGAGTTCATCAATTGAATCCAGAAGTCCTACGACGCCCGTAAACATCAGACCGGCTCGGCTCAGAAGAGAAAGATGCTTCTCTAGGAATTCCCGGTCAATAGCAATCGTTCCCTTACTCATAATGATTTGGCCTCGTTACAGTCAAAGCAAAGACCGCCATAGATTGGATTAGGAACAACAAGAAGACCTTTACCGCAACCCTTACAAGGAACCTCTTCAAAAAAATCTTTGAACACAGGCTCTTCGCCCCGGAGAACGGCAATTACAATATCAACCGCTTCTTTACGCAATGGCTTTTTAGAAATTGGAGTATCGTCAAACCCTTCAATTTCGTTCTGAGCTACAAGAATTTGCGTTTCAAGAATGTCTTCTTGATAAACGGTAGCGCCGTGAGTCGAGTCATCAGCGATACGCATTATAGCTGGGCCCAAGGAGACGTAATTAATAAAGTCTTGGTCTGTTTTACAGCCGTGACCGCTTAGGTTGATCCACTTCCCGCCGATAATCATTTGAATTGTTTTCATGATATAGAATCCCTATTAGCAATAAGCACATTTTTTGTAGCCTGGGTTAGTCCGGCGCTTTAAGCAACTCTGGCACCAACCTTCAAGACCTACTCTAGCTGTTAATTGTTTCGGCGTCAACTTAACATTCAAGTTTTGTGCACGCTTTTTAATTTTGTTGAACTTTGGGTCATGCTTCTGGATTAGCTCAAACTCTTTAGCGAGCATTTCCTCAGCGTTATCGAAGGTATGGAGGACTGTAAAGTCAAAGTCCTTACCGTTATATTTGTGCCAGCGGAAGCGTTCTTTAGGAACCTGGATGGTCGTCCCGATATAAACCAGAACGCCATTCTTCTCGCCCTTGTAAACGGTGTAGGTTTTCATTTTGAATTCCAATCGTAGGTGTAACCACCTTTGCGGCTTTCTTTAAGATGATCAGCAACAATTGTGCGCTTTCCTTTAAGGAAAGAAGCGTCGCCTTCCAGAGTACCCAAAAGATCAGTGTGATACTTACAAGCATCAACCTTTACAATTTCAAAGTTTTTTCCGTTTACTTTGATTACTGTTCCGGCGTTGAATGTAGTCATTTCAGAATCCTCTAATGATTTAAGTACCGCTTCAATGAGTTCATTATACCGTATCCTAGAAAAAAGAAAAGCCCCTTTCGGAGCTTTTCTGGATTTATTTTACTCAGCGCAGTTTGATTACTTCGTCCTTACCGCTTTCGAATTTCTCGTTTACGGTATCCAGGACTACGATCTTGTACTTACTCAGATCCAACTTAGGATAACCGGCAAGCTTCATCCAGAAACCAGACCAAACCTTATTCAGTTGAGTCTCGTAGCTACGCTTGATATCAATTACGGCGTTCTGGCTAGCTTCAAAGTTGTTACGCCCGGACTCCATCACTTGTTGAATCTGACGATAGAGCGCTGGATCAAGGTTCATGTTCTTCTCTTGTACGAACTGGAAGACTGCCTTGTTGCCATCTTTACCGTAGCGACCCTGGAAGGTTGCTTCTACGACTTTAACCAAGTCATCGCGATACATGTCTGGAACCTGTGCAACCTCTTGAACCTTGGTTGTGTAGGTACTCAGCGTATTCTTACTTTTGTTCCATTCCGCATCCAGGCGCGTCTCGTACTGTACGCCGGAGTCATGATAGGTGATATAGTTAACAGCACCCGCCCCGATAAACATTGCGAGAAGCGTCAGTACAGCAGCCAAAGCGATCAAAATACCTTTCATCAATTTACATCCTTACAGTTAGAGTAGAGTTTTATTTAATTTGTAGGGGGACTGGATTACCATTTGCGCCTTTCCTCACCAAAAATATCAAATCGTTGAGCCACTAGGGCAGAAATGAACGGGAACAACGTACCAAAGACAAGGAGGAAATAGACCGCCCAATCAGGCAACTCGACCTCAGAATCCAGATACTCGAATTCTTTAATACTCTTTCCTTCGTAGGTAGAAGCGATGTTATCAGTGATTGCGTCTGCTACCTTCTGATCATCAAATTTCCCCACGTCCAGAACGCTGTCCCGGATCTTGATGTTAAGAATATCATCCTTAGACCAAGAGTAAACGTTAACAGAATTGATATTACCTTCTTTATCAACGTTTAACAAGACGGAGACATCATTAATTTTCCCGCCCAGGCTCTTGTTCTTATAAGCCTCTTCAAAGCCTTTATCTAGACTGTGAAGAACAACAATAAGATTAACCTTTTTGGTCGGGCCTAGCGTCTTCATCTTTTCATTCAGGATAGCGTTAAACTTTCCGTCATGAACGTAGTCGCTCTTAAAATCAATTACACGCTCAATCTTATAGTAATCGTTCACCGAAGGATAGACAGGAACCTCAACTTTATTTTCAACGTCGTTCCGGTTAAAGATGGAGAATGGAGACGCCTTGATATAGTTGTAGTAGCTGCTTTCCTTAGAGAAGGGTTCACCTACATAAACCGCCGTAAATCGCGGAGGTTCAGTTGTTCCTTGACGATTTACTCGACTGATTTCAGTAGAACCAATATCACTCTTAACGACCCAATCCATATCGTAGGAATGCTCGTAGCAGGTAGAACAAGTTTGTTGACAGCTTCGGTTATTACCGGAACCGCTACAGGTCTGAACACAATTACAACTATAGCTATGTTCACAAGAGGTACGTTCACTATATTTGTTAGTCACCTGGCCGTTTAGGATTTGTACGTCATGACCTTTCCCATACAAACTTCCGTAGTAGACCAACACCATCAAAATGGATTGTATGGCTAACATCAACGCGCCTTCTTTCCAGCTAATGGTATGGGGAAAGAGTTTTACAGCGGCATACCAAACGATTGCGATCCAAACGCAAAAACCTAATACGAACCACATATTATTTGTTCCCTTCAGCGTGATATTCTTTAAGAGCTTCGTTTACCATATCGGTAATGTTATTACCTTCCGTATCCTGTACCCGGTAGGAGCGCCCTCGGACGCCTACGACGCTCAACATCCAAGTACCCTTACCGTTGTATACATCTACAACCGTAAAGCCCGTAGGATGTACCGAGGCGCGTCTAACGGCGTCCAGGATAGCTTCTTTAACCTTCTTAAGAAGCGAAGGATGCTTCAGGGAAGTTTTTGTGATCATAGTTGACGCTCCAAATTAATAAGTTGAACCGCGAATCCAATCGACGCCGCCACGGTCAACGATGTCACAGGCCTTTTGAAAAGAGATACGTTTGATTTCGATTTTAGTTACCGTATCAGTAAGTTCAGAAACCTTATCCTCGACGTACAACCTAGCGTTTTTCATATCCTTTTCTTCAAGAGCAATATCTTCAGTTACAAAATTGCTCTTGTGGGTAAGAATTACGCGGTAGAAGTTCAATCGAATTTCAGGTTTCATGATATAGACCTTTCTCAGTTTTAGTGAACCGTTCTTTCGGCTTGCTGAGATAATACTACATCTTCACAGATCTGTAAACACTGCGGGCCAAGATCGTCAACATTATCTGAAAGCATATTGGGGTCAATGTGTCCCAGCTGAGTCCCCATTGTAACAATCGCGGAAAGAAGAACGTCGCGCTGATGCTTCAGGGATTTGATAGCCAGGTTCTTTTCTTCGTTACTCATTTTTTCGAGTTCAAGATCTTCGTCGTACATGGTATTTCTCCAGAGGTTTAAATTGCGGTTTCGAAAGGAACTACTTCGTATTCTTTAAAACCGAGCGTATAGAGGCTATCGCAAACCTCTTGAGCCGCAGCTGAGTCAAGGAATACGGCGGCGCGCTCTTTTACTTGCGTTCCGTCCATATAATGATTACCGCTTCTTGAAGGGACGAGAAACCGATAATAGTCATGCTGGTGAGTTTTATGTTTGATGATATAGAGGTTCATATTTCTCTCCTTACAAACTGTCTTTGTGCGTGCGGGCGAATTCGTTTGATTTTAGCTTATCAAACGACTCTTTAATAGCTTTATCGCAAGGTTCTTTGTGTTTATCAAATATCAAGCTGTTAGAGTGACGATATTCACCCATCTTGGCTTGAAGAATATTAATTTGATCCTGTAGCTTATTAATTTCTTCGTTGTTACTTTTGTAACTCTCATCCGCTTGATAAGAGGAAACATAGATGTTGTGTTGTTTGCTTATCAGACGCTCATGGTCGCTAATAGCTTGTTGTTCCTTTTCAATCTTTTCTTTCAAGAGCGGAAAGTCATCGAGCCAGATATTCACGTCATAGCTCGAATAATTCACTGAACCGCCGCCGTTGCCCGAACCGGTAGAAACTCCGCGAATTCCACACCGATCAAAAATATCAAGCTTATGATTATTCTTTTTGTAGATGAATTTGATTCGTCCGTTAAGAGCCGGATAACCTAGAATCACTCCCTCTTCCCGGCGCTGACTTCCCCATGCGGTAACGCCGCCAATAGGACATGAATGAGAATTAGATGCATTCTCAATATAACTAACTTTAAAATAAAGGTCGTCCAACTCGGAGCTAGGTTCAATCTGCTTAGAAGCTTCGATGCACATCGAGACGACTTCCGCCATGCTGGTAGCATTAAGGCGCGGATAATTCCTCCAGTAGTCAATATTTTGCTTCCGGATATTTTCAAGACGATTTGTTTCTCGAATCCGCGTACATTCCACTTCACAAAATTCAGCGGACGCTTTAGTTTTGTGAATGTCTTCGCAGATTGGACAAGCGTAGGCTTTAATAGGTTTCATGATAAAGTTTCCAACTCAGTTTTGATAGGAAAGAGTTTAGCGCGTCCCTGCGCAGGAGTAAAGCCCTTTATTCAGCTTTAAGCTTGCTGAGCCTTTCTTCAAGCTCTTTGATTTCCTTTTCCTTGGTGCGAAGGTTCTTAATGCGCTTAGCTTCATATTCCGCTTCGATCTTAATAGTTTCGGCGTTACACCACTCCCACATAAGCTGATACAAATCATCGTTAGAGATTTGATTATCATAATCAATCCAAGCTTTAGGGAAGTACTGGGTATAAAGTTCAGTACAATCTCCGCATTGGTATTCTACAGTAAGATCAAACAAACCATCGGAGCAGATTTCAGAGCAGAAATGAGAAACTCCATGGAACATAACGCTAGCATGTGCATGCGGGTCGCGGAACTCTGCTGGCTTTTGTCCCATATAGCGTCGCTGAGGATAGAGAGTTTTGGCGATAAATTTAACCCGCCCTTCCTCAAACTCTTCCTTTAGGTAAGGACGAAGCTTGTTGGTAAGGTTCTCTACAACTGCGCGGAGACGAAGGTTTTCAAACTCAAGATCAGTACTCATTTCTTTCGCCTTTATTTCAAGTTCACGGATACGGACGCGCATGGATGTGGTCAAGCTATTGAAAGCCTGACGCAGAGGCATAACCGGGGAGTCATCTACAACCTCAAACCGGAACTGATTATAACGCGACATTTTAGAGTCGTCGTTCATGATCGAGTATTGGCTTGACTGAGGTAAAATCTCAGCTACGTCATAGACGCCGCCGACTTTAATACCCTGGGGTTGACCTTTACGGCCATCGGAACGGGGAGTATGAGTGTCGATACATTTAACTTTCATGTTATAGTTCCCCTGAAGGGTCAATGATACACATTTCTAGAAGCTGGCGGTATTCTTCCATCTTCTTTTTATTTTCTTCCTTTTGTACAACCCATTCTGGTCGAGGATGAGTGCCACTACAAAGGATTACGGAATGCTGGTAGCAGGAATGGTAGAAGCTAAACTTTCCAATGAATTCTTTCTTCTTAAACGCAAGTCCGGACTTCGCCCGCTTAGAGCGATAGTAAGCCGGATCTTTGTTAGCTACGCTCGATTCAGTACTCATGATGTATCCTCAAGGTTTTGCTTCAATGAGGCAATAATACGGCCTTCCTTGGCCGGAGTAAAGCTTTATTTTACAACCCAACGCTGGAGCGGTAGAAAGAGAGCCATTTCCCAGGACTGAGCCGGGATTTCTACTAGGGTCGACTTCAGATGGTCTACGCGGTAGGCGTGGATAGCTTTCTCGTAGTATTTGCTCTGAGCCAAGACCTTGATGACGCTCCAGCTGAAGTCCAGCTTAGTAGACTTCTTAAACCCGTTCCCGGTCTTGAACTTCAGGAGCGCTCTAAACGCAGCCATCCTTAAGGCAGGCGCTAGGTAATGAAAGTTGAGTCCTAATACAATTTGATTCCCGGCCTTAGACTTATAGGTATCAAAGAATATTACAACCGGGTATCTGTCCCAAATAGGAAGCTTGTCTTTATGAAGGGCGTCGTATTCAAAGAAGTACATTTTACCAAGAGCAAAGTCAGTTCCTTTCCAAGTCTTTCTATCCCGGAACATTGAGCCTGTTCCTAACTTGTTATAAGACCGACCGACATATTTCCTAAAGAAGTCCATGGACGCTTCGGTATTACGTTTGTACGAACCTTTGTTAGCCTTTGCCCAAGCCTTTTCTAGATTCTGAAGAATAACTAAGTCAGTACCCGTGTTATTCTTATAATCCTCATTGTTCTGTGCTACGGCCATATGTTTTCCTACTAATAAATATCAAGGTGTGTATAGTAAACTTATTTATTAGGAAAGTAAAATAATGTTGGATGAACTGATTGATAGTGCAAAAGGAGTTCTAGACGATAGCCTTGGCTTCGTCAAGGAAGGCGTGGGCCTTCTAAAAGACGGAATGAATAGCACAAGTAGCGGTCGGACTCAAGGCCTGTCTTCTCATACAGCTAGCATTCTGAAGAACGGTCTTTCTAGAACAAACCGTTTCCAAGTTATTATTGCTCTCCCTCAAAAGATAGTTGATGATACTGAAAAGAGTGCTGAGAAGAGTAGTGAACTGGCTAAGTGGTTTGGTGAAGCTGTTAAGATTGTTAAGATATTCACGGGGAAAGGCGCAGCCGATTATACCCGTGGTCTTGACTTGATGTGCGCCCAAACCGCTCTTCCTGGGAAAACAATTAACGTCTCTGAGACAAAGTATAACGGTGATACACTTAAGTCTGGTTATTCTATTCTCTACGGACAACACCAGTTTACCTTTAAAGTCTCAACAGACATGTATGAAAAGGACATCATTGATAACTGGATGAACCTTGTTGTAAACCCTACAACTCACGAAGTTGGTTATCACTCAGACTACGCAACAAACATTATTATCAATCAGCTAAACACCAATGATAAAATTGTTAAGTCTTATATGCTGGAGGATGCTTGGCCGGTTAACGTTAACGAACTTGTACTCTCTCACCTTGAATCAAACAACACTCATGAACTGATGGTTCAGTTTGCTTATCGTCGTTGGAAAGACCTTGATCTTGATTCTACTGGAAACGGTCTACTGGATAAACTATCGCAGACTCCATTCGGCCCTTACCTGGCTCCAATTCTTTCTAACCCAGCCGTTCAAAAAGGTTTGGAATACTTGAAAGATAGCACAGGCATCGATTTGGAAGGCGAAGCGGTTAATATATACAACCAAGTAGATAAAATTGTTAAAGAGACTACGGGCGAATCAATTGGAAACGCCGTATCTCTTTTAAATGGAATCAAAGCAAACCTAGACTTAGCTGAAAATATATCTCCGGATCAAATTGTTAAACTGAGTGAGATTATTGACGGTACTATCGGAAAAATTAAGGAGTAACAAACAATGGCGTTGCCAAAAATTCAACACAAGCTCTATGAACATCATCTTACTGGAATGAAGAAGAAAATCAAGTATCGAGCTTTTACAGTAGCCGAACAAAAGATTCTCTTGATGACTAAGGAAGAGACTGCTGATGTTGACCGTAACAAAGCCGGGCATAACCAAGAAGTAATTGCGGCTGTTTCTCAGATCATCAATAACTGTACTCTTGGAAAGATTGATCCTGAAGACCTTTGTACATTTGACCTTGAGGACTTGTTTATTCGTTTGCGTGCCAAGTCTGTAGGAGAAGTATTCAACGTTAAGTATTCAGAAGACTATACAGACGAAGATGGCCGTCCACAAACCAACTTCATTAACATCTGTATTAACTTGGATGACGTTAAGGTTATCACAAACCCTGAGAATAACAATATCATCAAAGTTTCAGACGATATTGGAGTTGTGATGCGGTTCCCAACATTCAAGATGCTAGCGGAATGTAAGAATAGTGATGAGCTAGCAATGGCTTGTATTGAAAGTATCTTTGATGGCGGAGAAATGTATGAAGCAAGCGTTACTCCAAGAGCTGAGCTAGAAGAGTTCTTTGATAGTATTGAAACTATCCCGATGCAAGAGATTAAGAAGTTCTTCGATACGATGCCTAAGCTTAAACATGAAGTTGAAATTACCCTTCATGATGGAAGTAAAGAACAAATTGTATTTGAGGGTCTGGAAAGTTTTTTCAAGTAATCCTCGGTCACGAGAGTTTGGCATCTTACTATACCAACAACTTTAGTATGTTCTATCATAAAGACGTTGGTATAGTGAACCATTTTAGACTCGAGGATTTTGATAATATGTACCCTTGTGAACGTGAGATATACATGACGATGATGAACGATAAGATTAAAGAACTCAACAAAACATAAAAGAAGAACGATAATGGCCTTTAGAGATACTATTTTAGACGTTAGAAACATGAGACGCTCGATACAACTTCGGGGGATTGAAGACCCGAAGGAAGTAACTGCGCTTCTAGAAAAGGTTCTTAGAGAAGCTGTTATCGCACAAGCTTCTGGTTCTAGAACGTTCGGGCGCAAAGCCTTTAATGAATTGACTCAGATCCGTCAAGATCTAGTTGCGGGTCAGATTAATGCGGGAGCTTCAAAAGACTCTATGGTTGGGATTTACTCTCACCTTATAGATCAGATGAGTTCTATGCAACAAGACAATAAAAGGTCTTCAACATTAGCGGACAACGCCTTTGAGAGATTGTCTAGTTCAATTCCCTCGGCCGATACGTTTATCTCGGCGTTGATGACGGCTAACCCACTAGTTGGTTACGGTGTAAAGATAGCACGCGATATAATGCGTTCTACAAAGGCTAACGCCGCTAGTCAGAAGGCTGAAAAGGCTAAGCGTCTAGCCATTCTGAAAGAACAAGAGAAGTTTATTGAAGAACAACTGAAGGCCAAGGAAGATGAGGTAAAGGCTGGAGGTGATGAAGACCCATTTCTCAATGAGACTTATGGGAAACTTCTTGAGGATATCAGAAATGAGATTGCTGAGCTAAGAAAGCAACTAACAGGAGACGGTTTAAACCCTGATGGTGCGCCGCCTATTCTAGATCCAGGAGAAAAGAAAGTTATCAATAGTCTGGATGATATTGATAGAGCGCTCAAGGCACAGTTTCGTCAGGATAAGATTCTTACCGCTGATGAAATTGATGCTATGCACGATCAAGCTATCTTAGAAGATCGTCAACGCAAACTTGATAGGCTTCGGGGCGAAGATCCTGTTCCGCCAGATCTAGGCCCAGGCCCGGACGTTGGGCCAGATAGTCCACATGGAGGCGGTTTCCTTAAAATGCTAGAAGGCTTCATGGCCCCTATCATGATGCTTCTAAGGACGAGCCTCGTCGCCTTCGCGGGTGCTGCAATCGGTTTGTTTACAACTATGGTAGCTATCCCAGCCCTCATTGCTACCGCCATCTATAAGTTCTTAGACGGCTTCTTTAACGCAGAGGAAATTATAGGCAAGGCTTCGTCTGATATAACGATGTTGGATAGGGTAAAGGCGGGGGTTGCTAATATCTGGGGAACAATCTTAAAGATCGTTGACTGGGTAACCAATCTGTTTGGCTTTGACCTCTTTGACTCTACCAATATGGAGAAAAAGATATATGGAGCTTTGGATGATGGTCAGAGAAAGATAACCGAAACCTTTAACAACATTGTTGATTACGGAAAGGAAAAACTGAAGTCTATCGAGGAAACTATCAAAAAGATTTACGATGATGTGTTTGGTATGTTTACCGCGTCTTCTAAGTTTCTTACTGAGAAGTATGAGAAGCTAACTGGATTCTTTGATAGTCTTGCTAATAAAGGGATTCTTGAAACCTTTAGGGAAATGGCTAACACTCCCGAGGATCCAAGTCTGAGTCCTCACCGTCAGCAAGATCCTCAATGGAGCGGTGATGTACCTGTTCCAGAAGGCCCAACAATTTATCAAGGTGATGTTCCAATTCCTCAAGCTCCAAGACTACAACAAGATCTTTCTCCTAATCCGGGAATCATCAGAATGGGGAATCCTAAGAATATCAAGAGTACTGACCTTGAAGCATCGTTAGGGAAACAGATTACACAGAGTATGAGGATAGCCGAGGCCAATTCTTCTAAGAATAAGGCTAGTGGAGGTGCACCAATAATCGCTCCTACAACTAACAACAACTCGGTGAACAACCATCAATATAATGGCCCACCAACTACCGCTAACCTTGAGCCTGACTTTAGATCAATAATGAGAACGTGAAAAAGGAGCCTTACGGCTCCTTTTTTATGTCCAGAGAAAGTGTCGAATAGCTACAATCTCTAGCATCTTCTGATCAACTTGTTTCCTGAACTCTTCTTCGCCTTTAAAATCATGAACCCATTTACCGTCTATCTGTTTACAGTAAACGTCTTCAGTAAAACTTAGAGCGGGTTGCGCTGCCTTACACCAGATATAGAGAATCTTTAGACGAGCGAGGTTTTCTACGTTAGAAGTAAAATTGAACGGCACGTCTTCTTCGGCAAGGTTAGCGTACATCTTTATTTCGTTTTCAATAGCCTCCCCAACTTCAGCAATGGACTTTGTAGTCGGGTAAGCTTCCTTTTCAACGTAGTCAATCAAGACTTGCGCTAGAGCAGATTCTACCCGTGGGCCTACATCAGAGTAACCTGGCTTCATCCCAGTTCGGAGGATGTTGTAGCGATGCTTCGGGATAAACCGATACGCTACCCACAACCAACTTTTGTAGATGAATGAATCGCGGTAACGGCGACGGGCGCTAACCCGTAGCTCAAACCAATCAATTTTATTCAACAATGTATATTACCTTCCCTGCTTGATAAGAGG